GTCTGCGGTTCTCTGAGCGTGGCCGGCAGCCGAACCGATTCCGCTGCTGGTGACCCCACCTGTAGGTCCACCAGTGCGGTCGGGGTGTCGATGTAGCGCCGCTGGTAGCGATACTCGATGCGATTGGCCAGCCGGTCGAAATCGTGGTCAATGTCGAACGTGCCCTTGAGCACGTCCACCACGTCGTTCCAGTCCTTCACGGCCGCAATTGACGGGTCCACCATCGCCATGAACAACTGGCCGTCTTTGTTCAACCCTAGGTCGATGTCACAGGACCGGCAGGCGTCGGTCACGACTTCCGAGATGGGATGGAACTGGCCTTGCCATCCCAGCATGAACGCGCCGAGGTAGCCGCCGCCGGTCAGCCTTGATTCGCTGGTGGCCTGCACGATGTCCGTGCTGGATGTGCGGAACTTCTCGTAGGGCGGCTCGCCGGTCTCTGGCACGTCTGACCACGCCCCGGACTGATAGCCGCCATCGACCAGAATCCACTGCACCAGCAGGTGCTCTATCTGCTCTGGCAGTGACTCGATGAGCGTGCCCGTGCCGTCGCCAACGTCCTCGATGGCCTTGATGTTGAGCGTGAATGGCACCTTACCTTCTCGAGCGGCGTCCGACCGAGGCCCACGGGCATAGATGACGGTGTAGCGGTGGCCGTTGAAGTCCCGGTACATGTTCGACGTGCCTACGTGCGTGGTCCAGCCGGCAAAGCCTGGAATCAGGAAGTCATTGCCCTCAGTGGACGTCGGCATCAACTCCCGCGGCAGGTCGAAGGCGTCCTCTGATGCGGCTGCATACCATTCCTCCACTTCCTTGATGGCATGGCCGCAGACGACGTATTCGTCCCACTCGAAGCTGTTCACCGTGCGCCGGCCCACATAGTGGCAGGGCACCGTGCCTTCTGAGGCGGACACGCCTGTATCAGACAGATGCCCGTAAGCAATCGGTATGGCCTTGCCCATGAGCGTGGGATTGCCCGGCGAGGTCGGGTCATCGGCCGGATTGCCAATGTTCGGGAAGTCATCGACCGAAAACACCCGATGTGGAATCTGGCGGTCGCCGCTAAACGCGCTGAGCGACGAGCCGAAGAAGTCTTCGATGTCCAGCCGGAACCGCAGCCCAGGAAGCAGTTTGTAGCGCCTGACGAGTCCCTGCATCACGCGGCGCGGCGTGCCGCCGGACCGCATAGCCGCATCGGTGGAGAGATACAGGTCGCACCGCTTGTTCAGCAGCACGCCCGCGGCCGCGAGGCTCCGTAGTTCCCGGTCGGTGTCGCTCAGTTCCACCGTCGCAGTGGCCGTTTCGTACCCGCCGCGGTCTCGAGAGAATCCGCGATGCACACGGCCGAAGGTGAGTACGCGGCCTTCCTTGAACGTGCCATCAATGGCCAGATCAGACTTGGCGTAGTACTTGACGCTAGGTGACTCGTCTGTCTGCAGCTCCAGCCAGGCATAGGGCGTCTCAGCCCCACATAGGCTGATGCCAGGTTCAGGGTTGGGAGATTCAACGCCGGTCGGCGTGTAGGTAAGCAGCGAAACGGCGATGTTGGCCGTGCTCGTGCCGCCCTTACGGACGCGCACCGATATGACGTCGCCAACTGCACCGATCGGACACGCGGCGCTGCGAAGAATCTGGTGAATCCTGCCGCTGTTGTTCACCAGTTTGGCGGTCCGGAAGCGCGTGAGTGGGACTGGCGTCGGATCGCCAACGCCGACCTCAAACTCTAGGTCAACATTCGACGGCCCCGACGCGACGTTCCAGGCTATGCCGAACACGTCGTATGAAGCCGTCAGTGTGGCGATCGGCACCCAACTGCTCCACGCCCACGGCGTCGCGCTGCCAGCAACGTCCGGGGGCGTCGTGCCGTCCGGCAATGCGCCGGCCTCGCCCGGGTGGATGTTGTCGGATTCGAGGGCGGTAAAGTACTTGATCGCGTACGTACCAGACTCGGCGGTCGTGCCGGGCTGCCTGGACCGCAGGCACACGCGCGAGCCGGCCGGAATCGTCCGCATCGCGGACGCTAGTATCACAACGCGCGGAAACGCCGCATCGGTTCCGACGTTCTGAATGTGATAGCGAAAGAACCCGCCGTGCGGAATCTCGTCGTCCTCCGCACCGATGCCGACCTGCACGTCTACCTGAACCGCAACGGAACCAGGCGAGCTGTGCTCGATCAATTCGGCGACGTTGATTGGAGTCGCCGTGTTAGCAATGAACTCGACCCACGGCCCCCACGTCCAGCCACCAGCCCCCGTCGTGACGGTGAGGCCGCTCGCGCCGCTAGGCGCCGTAGCGGCGATGCCGGTCGTCAGGCGAGACATTTAGAGTGGCTTCTCCCGGTAGGTATACGACATATACACCTGCTGCGCAGCGTTGTTGGACCGTGCGCGGCCCGACACCTTCACGCTTGAGCCGATTACGTCCAGCGGGATCATTTGCGGGTGGTAACCGAACGCTCCGTAAGATCCCGCGCCGTGCTGCCTGACCAGCGCAACGGCGCTCGGGCTCGCGCCGACGCCGAACTGCGCCTCTATTTGCGTGTTGCCTCCGGCGAATAACATCACGCCGTCGATGACCTGTTCGGTTGCAGTTGGGTCGAGCAACGTTGCCCACGAACCATACGTCCACGTCGAGCCGGACGCCGTCACCAGCACAGGCATCCCCATAGACTTGATCGGCTGCGCGGACACAAGCAGGTTCCCGACGATGGGCTTTTCGTAGTAGCTCGCAGAGACGAGGTAGGCAGTCGTCGAGGTCGTGCTGACGCGGATGCGCGCCGACACGCGCGAGTTGGCCGGGATGAGATCGACCGGGATGACGAAGCAGCACTGCGGCGTCGTGAAGTCGGTCGTAAACGCCTGCCCGAACTGCGTCAAAGGAATTGTGGCGATGGGCGACTCACTATCGGCCGCGCTGCCGGACGGAGCCACGCCAATCTGGATCTCCATGAACAGGTTCGCATTGCTGGTCGTACGCAGCACGACGCCAGACAACACGGCGGCGGTGGCGGTCGGGTCTACAATCGACACCCAACTCCCGTAGACGTTTGCCGTTCCGCTCGGCGCGACAGACACGCCGTCCGCGCCGTCGGGCCACGACTTTTCCGGGTTGCTGGTCCACTGAATCGGCATCAGAGCACCGGCCCTCGCGCGACTTCTTCCAGCGCAAACGACGTCCGATGCAACGCCGGGAAACTCAGGACATGCGCCCACCGCGGCTCCAGAAACCGCACGAACCGCGCATCGTTCACGTCCGGATCGAGCACCACCAGCGACCCCTTGACGCGGCCCTGACACGCGCGATGCCAGTCACGAATCAGCGCGATGTTCGCCACGGTGTCGAGCACGTCCAGACCGCTCAGCGTGCGCCACGTCACGCCAAGGTCATACGGTGCCTTCACGAACCCGAAATCGGTCGGATGCTCGATGATGGGATGCACCTCGTCATCGACAAACCCATAGGCGGGATTGCGCACCAGTGACCGCTTCGTGGCATACATCACGATCTCGCCAATGGCCGGCGGCGCCGAGGCCCCGGTAATCGTGAACGTCCACGTCGTCCCGGCGTTCTCAGACACGGCTGACAGGTCGAGATACGGGCAGACCGAATGCCCGTCCGTGCGCACGGCGGGAATCGCCAGCGTCTGCTGCGCCATGCCGCCGTTGTTGTCCACCTTGACCGTCGCCCCGGCGAGGTTGTGCTGCCCGACGAACGCGATCAGTTCGACTTCGACCTCTGGACTGCCGAAGTCCGCTTCGATGGTGACGCCTGAACCTGATGCGGCCTTGAATGGCTTCGCCGGAATCAGGTCGGTCAGGTTGTCCAGTGGATAGCCCGCCGCCGCCGACCCGCTCGTCAGCGACCACGAGGCTTCAGGCGCCACGTTGTCCTCCGGATACGTGTAGATGAGCGTGGCCATCTACGCGCCCCCGTTGATCGCCCGTTGCCAGGCATTCCGAAGGTTCGAGCTTTGAATGACCCGCCGCGGCAGCCGCTGCGACAGCCGATCCTCGAACGACTCCCACGACTCACCCGGCCCAAGCGGCACGACGATCACATCGGGCTGCTGGTTGCCGAGTGCCCGACGAATCGCACGCAGCTCGTTCAGCGTGGTTGTGTCACCGGAGACGCCAGCACTCCCGAATCCAGGCGAGACGGTGCCCACCGTGGACAGCCCCGCATCGAACGTCCCAGACCCGAACGTGACCCGATTGACCGCCCGCGCGATCCGGTCGTAGTCAGACACCATCCGGTCGCTGGCCACCGCTGCGGTCAGCGCGGCCTGCGTCAACATCGGCGACCATTCCTTCAGGCCACCCGGTGAGCGTCCATAGGACACGCCGTTGACGGCATCCTCCAAGTCCTCTACAGCCTCCTGCGCCGACCGCGCACCATCCACGATGGCGTCGAACGGGTCGCCGTAATTGGAATTGCGCAGCGTCTCGGCCAGATCGCCGGCGGCCTCGTCCACCTGAATCACTTCGTATCGCGCGCCGGCTGACGCCTCCTCTATGGCTTCGGCCGCTTCGGCACCGATCCGTCCGGCGTCGAACAGCTCCTGCTTGGTCATCTCCACGGCGTCAGTCGTGCTGTCCCATCCTTCAGGCAGCGTCGTGACTTCTTCGTTCAGAGCCTCCACGGCATCGGCCGCACTGGAGGCCGCCGTGGTCGCCGTCCGACCGATGCCACCCATCGCCGGAGGCACACCAGCAATGGCCGAAATCAGTTCGTCCAGCTTCTCGATCAGCCGATCTACCTGTTCCGTCAGGTCTTCCGCGAAGTTCAACTGGCTCAGGTCGGTGAGCTTGTTCCCGTTCTCATCGACCAACTGGCCCGCGTCGATGAACGCCTGGAGCATCGGCCGCATCGCTGCCGGGAGTTCGGCCCCGTATCGGATGGCGTCGTTGACGAGCTGCTGAACCTGTTCGCCCATGCCAGCGAACACGACACCCATGTCGTCGGTGGCCGCGCTGAGGATGTTCCAGTCGTCAATCAGTTGCTGGGCTGTCTCGTCAATCTGGAGTTGCTGGACCTTGGATCCAAGCGATTCCAGCGTGATGCCGTAGCGTTCGGCCGCCGCCGTGATCTCGTTGAGTGACGGCACGCCGCTTTCGGCCATGCCGAGCAGCAGCCTGGCGTTCTCCTCGGTGAGTTCGCCGGCCAGAATCAGCGCCTCCAGCATGGGGCGCATCTGTTCAGGTATGGCAATGCCGGCGCGCAGGGCCTGATTCAGCCACGCGTTGATGTCGTCGGACATGCCGCGGGCAACGGCCGAGACATCAAAGCCCGATTGCACCAGCGTCCTGAAGACGATCTCCAGGTCTTTGGCCGCCGTCATGGCCGCCCTAAGACGGTCCTCAACGTTCGGCATGTCGGACCACGTCAGGCCATACCGCTCAGCGGCTTCTCGTGCGAGTTCGACTCGGTCGGTCAGATCATCCAATTGCTCACGGAACCGACGCAGGCGGTCTTCATCGGTATCGTTCCGGTATCCGACTCGACGCTGCATACCGGCCGAGATCCGAAGGAATCGGGTATTGACTTCTTCGAGTTCGAGGCCGTAGCGTTCAGCGGCCTTCTGCGCCTCAGTGAACGACCCGAACTGCTCCTTCAGTTCCTCGTTCATCCCGGCGATCTCTTCCGCCACGGCCATCGCCTGGGCTTCCAGTTCGTCGTAGCGCTGCTTGAGCGCCATACCGACAGAAATCGCCGCCAACATCCCGCCCGTGGCGGCAGCTGTCGCCGCCGAGTTCATGATGGCTTGCTGCTTTGCGGCGTTGCCGGCGGCCTGGCCAGCCGCCTCTACAGCAGAGGCATACTGCGACACGATGTTGATGGCGGCGTTCAGAATCGTGCCGAGCACACCCAACTCAGACCCGAATGCCGAGACGAACTCGCCGGCAAGGTCGAAGGCTAGGCCTACTTCGGTGGTAGATTCCGCGACATGGTCAGCCCCAGTTCGGAGTTGCGCCATCCGTTGCGTGGTTTCGGCGCTCGCCACCGTAGCCCGACGCATGGCCGGGTCCATCTCAAGGAACGTCTGGTTCAGATTGTCGAAACTATCGGCGGCTTCAATTCCTCCCTCTCTGAGTCGTGCCAGTGGCAACGTGAACGACTGGATGCGAGGCACCAACGACTGTAAGCGCTCATCGCTGAAGTCAATCTGACGCCCAAACTCCTCAACTGAATCCGTGACGCCGCCAAGTCCCTCATTCACTGTGCCCAGGCTGTTCCGCATGGATTCAGCGGTCTGCCGGATCTGTTCTCTGACAGCCGCTAGCGCTTCGGCTCCACGGCCCTTCATCTCCTCGCCAATGCGGGCCATGCTCTGCCCCAGCGTCACGAGCACCCGTTCAGATTCACGGCCAGCCACTGCCACCGCCGTGGACAGCCGCATCGTCTCCACGAAGCCAGCGCGCAGGCGCTCGAACATACCGGCCAGGCCAGACTGGCCATTGAACAGCGCCACCGCCTGGCCGAGATTGGTGACGTTCGTGCCGACCAGACCGATCGCGCTAATCAGCCCGGTGGCTTCCTGCGTCCATTTGCCGGTGAACAACTCGGCAAAGCCCTGGACCAGCACGCCGATGGCCTGCAGGACCAACGCGGAGACGTCCACCACGGCCCCGAAGGCATTCGATACGGCCGCTTCAAACTCAGTGGCAGACATCCCGCTCTGGTCGAGTGCCCTGTCCACGGACTCGACCATGATGTTGACGAACGCAGTCGCGGCAGGAAGGATGGCCGCGCCGATGCTGGTGTTGATGCGCTCGACCAGCAGATTCCAGTCGGCCCTCGCATCGTTGAAGGCATCGCCAGACACGGCTAGTTCGGTACTGATGGTGCCGCCAAGTTCCTGGAAGCGGTCCATCATCGCGCCGATGTCCTCGCGCGTGAGGTTCGCCATGTCCTTGAAGCCCTTGCCGAACAGGGCCACCCCGACCGCGGCCTTGTCTGACTCGGCCGGCAACTGCCGTAACTTCTCTAGCACGGTCTCAAAGGCTTCGTCGGGTCGTTGCGCACGCAACTGCTCAACTGACAGGCCGATGGCATTCAGCGCCTGAGCAGTCTTCTTTCCACCCTCTCCTAGTTCCGCTTGGAGTTTGAATATGGCCCCAGTGATCTGCTCAACGCTGGTGCCGGTCTGCCCAGCCACATAGCGCCACTCGGACAGGCTTTCCACGGAGATGCCCGTCTTATTGGACAGGGTCAGCATCTGGTCGCCAAGCGCAGCCGTGCTCACCACGGCATTGACCAGCGCATCCTTCACAGCCCCGATGGCCGACACGACCAGATTCAGGGCGCTGGTCAGACCGCTCCAGATGACTTGCGCGGAGAGGAAGCCCGCAAGCACTGCTGAAAACGAGTCCGACCAGCTCTGTGTGGCCCTGTCCGCTTCTTCGATGGGTTGTTTGACCGCTCGCGTGGACTCCGCGAGCTTGCGCATGGCGTCCGCACCTTCTGACCCCAGCGCCGTCATCTTCGCGGCGGCCTTCTCGAACACGGCATTGGCCCGCGCCAGTTCGGCCTCGGTGAGTTTGGATGCCCCACCGACCTTGTCGATGGCTGCGGCCATGTTCACGGCCTGCTGGATGATCTTGTCACCGCTGAACGAGTTCGCCATCCGGGTCATGCCAGCAGTGGTGACCTGGATGCTGCTCTCGGCCTGCTTCAGCGCCGCCTGCAGGGCGTCGATGTTGGCCGCGATGCGAACGGTGAGGTTCGGTGACGTCGCCATCAGCCGCCCACCTCCGACACCAACTGATTCATGGCCTCAGACACCCGTGCGAGATGGCCAGGCGCTTCCAATTCCGCATTGACCAGCAGGAACGGCCGCGGCGTCATCTTCCATGTGCCGAACTCGAGCCAGGCCGGCAATCCCGCTGGATGCGACGTGCGCCCGACAAACACCCGCACCACGCCCTTGTCCTCGTCCACCGTGATAGCTGCAGCCGTCTGGCCGGTGCGCCGAGCCACACGGCCACGCGCCTCGTCTGCCACACGCCGACCCGTGGCCAATGACACCTCGCGCAGACGCGGCCCTGCCTCAGCGCCCACACGCCGAAGCGCTGCCAGCACTGGCCTGGTGTCGATGTCCGCTCGGATGTTCATGCGCGATTCGCCTTCGCTGCCTTCTTCCGTGCCATCTGCACTTCCAGGTCGATCTCCTGCACCAGCGCCACCATCGGATGTTCTTTTGCTAACTCGAACTGCTCCTCGGCCTTGGCTTGCTGATATGCCTTCCGTGCCGCAGCGAACGACCGACAGTCCATGACCTCGAACATCAACGCCGCACACTCATCGGCCACCAGCACGGCATCGAACGTGTCCACGTCCGGGTCCATCGCCTCGAGCGCCTGCCGCACCGGGATGTGGAACTCCTCACAGATGCGGCTGATCACCCAGGCCAACGGGGCCGGGGCCTGGTCCTCTAGGCAGTCCCAGAGGACGCGGAGTCGTTTTTTAGTTCCTCTCCGTCCTCTGCCTCGAACAACTTCGGGGCCGACAGCCGGAGCACTTCCCGCGCCAGATACTCGGCCGTCTCCTGGTCAAGATCGGCCAGGGCTTCCTCGTTTGGTTCCTGGTCGTAGGTCCACGCCTTGACGCCATACGTCAGCAGCGTGTCCACGTCGAACTGCAGCAGCGGGTCTTTCGCCGCGTTCTCGACGTCAGGCTGATGCTTCCGCGACTTGAACCCGTCGATCTCCTGCTGCCAGTTGGTCCCGAACTGCGCACGGATGTCCGAAATCAACGTGGCCTGCTGCTTCTTGCCAGCGGTGAGAAAGTGCCGCCGCGGCAACTTCTGAATCAACGCCGTATGCGGCGGGTCGTGTGGAATCTCGACGGTCTTCTGAACCCGAGACGCGAAAATCATCTGTCCCTCCTCACTGGCGCATGGCGGCGCACATCGTCGCCAGCCATGCGTCGTGTGCCTAACACGATGGCGTTACAGCAGCGACCTGCTGTAACGTCGGCTAGTTACAGCAGGTCGCTGCTGTAACTCACCTCATCCGTTAGTAGCCGGCCTGTCGCGTATGCACGCTCGGACCCGCCGACAGCAGCACCACGCGGAACCGCGTGATGGCCTTGACCTTGCCTAGCCGCTGATACGACTTGATGTGGACTGGCACTTCCGACGTGCTCGGAGGGCTGCCGGCCGTCCACGTCACCCGCAGCGTGTACGGGTCGGTGTTGGGGCCGCTGATCTCCCCGAACACGTCATCCGGCCCGTTGTCCTCGTCCTCGAAGAACCCTTCCAGCGTGATGTCGGCCTGGTTCGAGATTCCGACCATCAGGTTCTGGACGTGCGTGTGGCCGTAGGCCGTGCCGTCCTCGGACATGCCCTCGTCACCGACAGGAATGTCCGAGAGAATCCACTGCGAGATGTCCGCGAGTGGACTGGTGCCTTGAGGCCCGAACTGCACAACAATGTCTGGGGATGCCGACTTCATGTCCGTGTCTCCTCTCCGTGGGCGCTTACGCACCCGGCCATCTGGTCGAGTAACCGACGCAAGCCCACCGCTTGCGCCAAGGTGCGCCGCGCCAGATCAGCGGCGATGTCTGTGTCGCTGTCGTAAATCCACGCCATCGCTTGCGGCTCCAGCCGCCTCACGCGATGCGCCCACTCGTGCGCGATGTGCTGCTGCTTCGTCATGTCCGTCGTTCCCGCAACAAAAAAGCCGCGAATGCTGGCATCGCTTCTGGAGGCGATGACTCAGCACGCGGCTTCTTCGTGCGGCTCGTTGTCACGTCAGCGTCCCCACGCTTGCGGCGCGGGCTACCTCCTGAGCCACAGAAGGCAGTTCGGCTTGCGGCCTAGCTGTCGTGTGCGAGGTCGTTTACATCACTTCGTCCTCATCCGTCGCCGGGACGGTCAACTCGTCAAAGTCGTGGCCGCAGACGCCACAGACGTCGTGCAACGGCCCGAACGTCATCGAACGCTGCCGTGCTAACTTTCCAGCATCACAACGGGGACACCGCTCGTCCTTTGGAATCTCCGGCGGGTCAGTCAGCACGATGGTTTTCATGCCGTGGCCTCGAGCACGTAGTCAGTCTCCAACACCGACTCCTGCACCTTGATGCCGCGTAACTCCTCGTCAGTGAACCGGAACTGATTGGGTTCCGGCATCGGTGCCCCGCTGATGACCTCATAGCCATCAGCCGTCAGCGGCGTGTCGTTCCACAGCAACTCGACCACGCGGGCCATCACCAACTGAGCCTCTCGGACGGTGCCGTATTCAGACTGATAGACATGCACCCGCAACTGAACACCAGGTCGGCCACCACGACCCGGCCTAGAATTGAACCCGCCGAAGCCCTGGTCATTCGTCAGACGAAGCCAGATGAACGGGAACGACGGATTCTGCGGCACGTCGAAGAACACCCCACCAGGCGCGAGCGTGGCCAGCGTGTCATCGAGTGCCAGCACGCCGTAGAGTGCGTCACTCAGCGACAAAATAGGGTCGGTGTAGGCCATCTACTCCAAGCAATCAAGCCACAGATACCGCCGCCCGTCGTCCTCGGGCAGAATCTTGATGATCTCGAGCACATGCGCCGCCGAACTCGTCGGCCACCGCGGCACCCAGCGCACCCGCATCTCGGTGTTCAGGTCGTTCCGTGACGCAATTCGGAACCGATACTGCGTGGTCGATGCCAGCGCCGGCATCGCGCCGTACGCCAGCCGCTCGTCCGCACTCAGCGGCATCATCTCGGCCGCCACGTCCGCAAACGACGTCCAGCCAATCTTCCGGTTCCCCTGCGGGTCGGACACGTACGTCACGCGGATGGTCCCGGTGGCTGGTGTCGTGGGACTCCCGGCCACCTGATACGTGAACCCCGTCGATGACGTGACCGTGGCCCGCAACTTCTCGCCGTTGTAGGCCGACTGGTCTGCCCCGGTGATCTTCACGTAGTCGCCAGAGGTAAAGCCATGCGCCGTGTCGGTCGTGACAGAGGCGGTCGTGCCAGATCTCGTCACCGACACCACGCCGATCGCTTCTGGCGTGTTCGTCTGGAGCGTGATGCGCTCGATCATCCGACCGATGCTGCCCTTGGCCATCTACGCAATCACCTGTGCCCGCCTGCGATGCAGCAGGTTCTTGACCACCGGAGACAGATACCCGTCTACCAGCGCCGGACCTTCACCCTCAGGGTCATCCCCGCGGAACCGATATAACTCCACGACCTGATACAGAATCGCGGCCTCGACCACCTTGTCCCCTTCATAGGGCGACGGAGACCCACTGGACTCGAGATAGTCGAGCACGATGGCCTCGGCCATGTCGATCCGGCGCTGGATGTCCTCGTCCTCCGCATCCGGCATGGATGAGAACTTCAACTGCGCCTTTGCCGCTTCCAGCGTGACCAATGCCATCGTCTGGTCCTCAGTGGTAGTGCTGACGAATCCATGGATACGTGCGCTGGACGCGCGCCTGCCACGGGTCCATGTGCCCGTGGAAAATCACCGCCCTCGCATCGGACGGCAACTTCGTCGTGGACTTCTTCAGATGGTTGTGAAAGCTATACACGCCATCCTTCTGTGACCACTTTACCTCGTTCGGACCGAGGCAGTGGCTGATCCAGCCCTGGTCAGAGCCGTGATGCCCTGCCGCCTTGGCCGACTTGGGCGACTGCACCGGGTCGAACGACGTCCATACCTGTGGACGTGCGCCGGCATTCATGAGCACCATCGAGCCGTTGTAAAACGTGCGCGGGTTCGTGTCTCCCCAGATCACGAAGTCTTCCGGCCGGTTCCACAGCGGTGTCAGATCGCCAGTGAACACGATGTCCAGGTCCAACGACACGAACCTCGGCCCGAACACCTGGTGGATGTCCGGGTCGAACATCCGCAGCCGCCTGTAGCAGCTCGGGTTGTGACCGCCAGTGGGACTCGGCAGATAGGCGTAGTCGTCCCAGGCCGGGACCACGTTCACTTCGGCATCGAACCCGGTCGGATCGTCCGTGACGCACGTAAACACATGCGGGTGTGGATAGTGCCGCGCCACCATGCGCCTGAGCGTGTTCACCGTATCCGGCCCAAACTTGGACCGGTAGCCAGGCTTCGGTTCCCACTTCCACGTCACGACCGTCAACGGCTTCATGCCGCCACCTCGTGGTAGGGGAAACTCAGCGTCTTCGGTGTCCAGTGCGGACCTCGAGCCGCCACCAACTTGCGCACCGCGGCATCCTCTGGCTGCTTGCGCTGATACGTGGTGGTCGATGAGTCGTCCACGTATTCGTACCGGGTCAGCACGTCTCGCAAGACGTGGATCTTGGCCTCTCGCACCACGCGCCGCCGGAACTCGCCATCAGTGCCGTAATAGCCGCTCAGAGCCTCGTCGTACCCCCCGATGCGCCAGAACATCTGCCGCGTCATCATGAAACTGGCCGAATGTGGCGGCACCGCCGTGCCGGTATGCTCCCGGCGCGAGAACACATAGACCACGTCCGGGTCGTGCTCACCGTAGAGCACCGACCGCAGCGTATGGACCGTGACCACATGGTCCATATCCGTCAGCAGCAGCCAGCCGTCATCGGCGTGATGCGCCCCGATGTTGCGCGCCGCCAACCAGTTCCACCGCACGTCGTCCTCAATGCGGAACAGCCGCAGGTTCGGCAGGCCGATCGGCTTGGTCGCCGGCACGGGCGACCCGTCGTCCACGACGATGATGGACAGGTGAGCCAGCAGGTCCTCGTCATACGCCCGCCACATCGCGGCCTGCATCTGGAAGAAGTGGCCGTTCTGGTAGTAGGGAACGATCAGCGTCAGCCGCTTCGCCTTGTCGCGTCTCGGCACCGAGACCACCGGGAGGGCGTCAGCCCACTTCGTCGCCATCAGTGCTTCACCCACAGCCAGGACGGCGTCTTGTCGCCGGCTGTCACGAACCACGGGTCAATGCCGTGCGCCTTGGTATAGGCATCTACGGCCTCGATGACATGGATGGTCGGCTTGTGCGTGAAGTGCCGGTAATCGTGACCGGCCACGAGACCACCCACTTTCACTTTCGGCGCCCACGCCTGGATGTCGGCCGTGACTGCGTCGAACGTGTGATTGCCATCGATGTAGACGAAGTCCAGCGATCCGTCGCGCACGGACGTCGCGGCCTCCGTGGAAAAATCCCGCACAATCGTGCAGGGCATGGGCGCCAGTCGTCCCAGCGCTTCCTCATGCGCCTGCGCCATGAACACAGCCGCCTCATCAGGCGGCAGTTCGTTCTTCGTGTCGAGCCAGGCTGGATAGGACACCCACGGGTCCACGCAGAGCATGTGCAGGTGCGGGTTCTTTTTGCAGAACAGCGCGGAGTAGGCGCCCTTCCAGACGCCAATCTCGGCACCCTGCGTGAACCCCAATTCCTTAGTCAGTGCCGGCAAGTCGTTCCGACTCATCCGCAGCAACACCGGCAACGCTGTCTGCTCTCCAGGGGTGACACGCCCTGCGCGATAGACACGCTTCGTAGTGTGGGACGCAGACTCACGGCGCACCATGACCGCACTCATGCGGCCCTCCACGCCTCGGCCACCCACGGCCACAACTTCACGGCCCGATCGTTCTTCGGCACCTTCGCCAGCACGACCTTGGCTGGCGCCTTCGGCGGTGCGCCTTGCAGTTCGCTCAGCCGAGGGAACCATGAGCGAGGCAGCGTCACCGCTCCAGGCAACTGCTCGCCAATCCAGTCCTGGTCTCCAGACAGCCGATCCGAGACAGCCGGCGTCCACTTCGTGAACAGCTCCGTGTGCGTGCCGCCATCCCACACCATCACGCTGCTGTTGAACCGGCGCACGATCTGCCGTCCAAAACTGTCGCGCGTCTTGTTGCGCGCGTTCGTCAGGTCCTCGGTGATGGCGAATGCCGCAGGCACGTCCACGATGGCCGAGAGCGGGGCCACAATCAGCGAGTCCAGGTCCAGATACAGCACGCGCCCATGCCACTGCCGTTCCGGGCTGAACAACTCGAGCTTCGTCCACGGCGCGAAACCCGCCAGTTTCTGCACCGGCACGGCCTCGGCATCCTGCACCAACTCCGGCTGATCCGTCAGGCAGACGAACCTGAACGTTCGGTCCAGCCAGCACTCGCACATCGCCCGCAGCCGCGAGACATAGTCCGCCGTGTACGGGTATTCCCCCTTTACGAACACGCACGCGACGGTCAGTGGCGAGTGAGAATGCATGACCATTCCCGTTCCGGTATCTGCCGCACCACCGATGGCGGCGGGTGAATGTCGAACCCGGCCTTGATCAACCGCTTCTTCCACCAGAAGTCAGGCTTGATGATCAGGTGCGCGTTGCGCCCATCGGCCAGCACCTTATTCGTCTTCTTCGTGGAGATGACCGCGAAGACCACCTTCTTCGCCAGACTGCGGATATGCTCGAGCACCGCAGCCAGCCGGTCCTTCTCGATGTGCTCCAATACATCGGTCACGTTCACGAAGTCCGCCGGCTCTGGCAGCCCGTCTACACCAGGCATGGCCGGGTCGTATTCGGTAATCTGGATGTCTCCCAGATACGGAGACGCCCTGAGCGCCTTCCCCAGACTGCCTTCGCCGCTGCCGTAATCCAAAATGCTCTTGGCCTGATAGGCCATCGCAATCTGCAGCACGATGCCGGCCCACTTGTCGCCCCTGCCGCCGTAGCCCCGAGGCGCGTCGTGCAAGATGCGCTGCATCTTCAGGTAGCCAGGCGAAATCAGATCGTCAAGGGCCACCATCAGACAAACGCCTCCAGCGGCCGGCGCTCGAAGCACGTCACCCGCGAGATGGGTGATACGTTCACGATCCGAATGCCCTTCGCCGAGGCGTCCTCAGCCAGATACGGCAGCACCGACAGGTGCCGCTGGAAGTCGGACTCAGGCGGGTTCGGCAGGTAGTGATTCACTTCGCCGTTAAACCACCGACCTCCCACCATGTCGTAGCCAAGCACGACGACCTCAGTGGCCCCGAACAGGATGGCCAGGTTGATGGCGCTCGTGCCGGCATCGAACCCGGCCACCATCGTCGGGTCATCGCTGAACTGGTCGTGCGCCACCGTGCGCCAGATACGCTTGGTGTGTTCTGGAAACACCGCATGCCCGCGTCCACGCACCACGATGTGTTCCCCCCGGAACGCCCGCAGGAGCGGAGGGGCCACGTCGGCCGGCCGTTCCCCGGCGAAGAACAGCACATCCGCATCTGGCCGCAGCAGCACGCCGTGCTTCACCGCAATCACACGACCCTGGAGATGCGGCACAAGGTCACGCTGGGCCTTCAGGCTTTCGCCGCCGCACAGGACGAAGCACCGCTCCCCGGTCCACGCGCGTGGCACACTCCAGATCGGCGGGGCCACCCAGGTCGCCACCGTCACGCAACCGCCTTGTCCTGGTCCGTGACCAGCATCGGTTCGCCCTTGATGTGCTTCTTCCAGAACATCCCGATATGCCCGAGGTCGATCGCCTGCACCCCGTTGGCGCACAGGTCCACCGCCATCACGGTGGCCGTGGGGCCAAGACAGAGCAGCGCCCGCTTGGGCCGATAGGCCATGATCTGCTCGAGCATCCGGCCATATTGCCGCCACGCATTCACCGGAGGCCCGACCACTTCGGTCACACGCTTCGCGCCCCACAGGTCTGACGCCGTAAACGACCGCTCGCCGCCACGCACCAGCAGCACGTCCCTCCCGAGCCAGAGCTGCGCCACCTTGCCCCAATAGGACTCGGTGTCAATCCACGGCGCAGAATCCGGCCGCGTCACGAACGAGCTGGCATATTCCCGGTCTGGCAGCAGGCCCGCGTGCTTCTCGAACGGCTTCCAGAAGTCCGCCTTGGGCGTCTCTGACCGCAGATTCGGGATGCCCACCAGGCAGTGGCCAGAGGACTTCAGGATGCCCCTGAGCCGCCCCTTGATCGCCGGGTCGGCCGCCTGCGCCTTTGCGGCCCCGCCCTCGCACAGATGCAGCTCCCCGTCGCCGTAGCGAGCCAGGCTGCGTCCACTGAGAACCAGGTCGAGCGTGTCGATCTCGCTCAGGACAGTCGGCCACGCGGTCATGCCAACACCTCACGCAGAGGCTGGCAGGGAAAGCACTCCAGCGCCGTGCGGCGCGAGCAGTTGATCACCGACACGCCGATGGCCTTCAGCGCCGGAACCATCGCCTCGAACGCCTTCTTGAACAGTGAGTAGGGCGAGCCATTCCGCAAGCCTTGCTGATGCCGCCCGAAGAAGTGCTCGCGCCCCCCGATGTCTCGGCTCATGTCGTAGCCCAGCAACAGAATCCGCTGCGCGCCGAAGTGGACCGCCAGATTGATGGCCGCAGCGCCGGAGTTGCTGCCGGTCTTCAGTCCGGTCGGTTCCATCTCAAGACCGCGGCTGCCAGTGGCCCGCAACACCTGCACGTCGGTCCACTTCCCCAGGATG